ACCCAAAGAATGTCCACGCTATACTTATCGGAATAAGTGGCGGGGGTTGTTTCGTTCCCCTCCTCGTCATAAACGGCGGGAGTGGTTACGAGGTTTCCAAGTTCCACCACCGCTACCACCTTTGAGGCATCCCAAGTGGCGTTGCCCTCGTCATCGGTGGTTTCAATCTTGGCCTTTGCGGTGCCCCATTGTGAGGTGCTAAAGGCGTATTTGCGTAGTTTCATATCAAAGTGAAGTTAAGGCGGCTAAATCGCTATTGGACAAACGGGTCGGGAAAAGGAGGGCTTGTTCTATGGCGTGTTGTTCAGTGCCTGCTATGTTTCCCACATAAAGAGTACCTACCGAAGATGGTACCGAAGCACTTGTGTCAGTTCCTATTTGGACTCCGTTGACATACAAAACATAGTCGTTGGCTTTGTATGCGTATCCTATTTTCACTTTATCCCCTTCGGAGAATGCAGTTGTAAAAATCTCCGCTTGATTAACAGAGGACACATAACTTTCAGCATAGACCTTTTGGTTTAGCACTTGCAAGATATGAGAATTACTAAATGACGCAGATTGACCCATTCTCAACAAGGTTTTATTATCAACGATATTTTGCAATGTTGTTTCTACATACATAGTCCCCTCCGTCTGCCCAATCAAAGAAGAAATCCCCGTCTTGCTACACGCGTCAGCCGTGCGCGTGGCGGAGGTTCCATAGGTGGGAATTAGGCTTGTTGGGTAACTGCCCTCCTCGCATTGGAATCCGTAGACAATGTGGTAATCCGTACCCGTTCCCGCATAGGTGTTGTCTTGGGCATCATTTGTAAGGTTCAGACCAAATACTGCGCTACCAGTAGCGGAGGCCGTCGCTTGTGCCGAGAGGCGGTACCACCCGTTCCCGTAGTCCTCTATTGTGCCTCCGCTTGTGATAGCCGTGCCTTCTTGAAGGTCAAAGAAATAACGCTCGGTACCATTGGCCGTAGAAATCAAATAACAGTAACGAAGGGTTCCCTTTTTAGCGAATACGCTCCAAGTATAAGTCGTTCCGCTTGTTACTGAAATGCCCTCACCCACTCGGTGCTGGGCATCCACCGCGTTATCATATAAACGCGCGGCATTCTGCACCCCTTCGGGTGAAATATCGGTGTTTTGCGTTGCGGTTGCTTGAATAAAAGTAAGCCCGTTTAGATAGGTATCGTATGTAAATAAGTTGCTTCTGCTCGGCTCCAATTTCAACGAAGGACACGAAGCACCCCCCGAATAGTCAAGGCGGGGCATATCATTGGTAATCCCCGTAACTACGGACGTGGTCGTGGTCTCTTGATACTCTTGCGCTACGAGGCCGTAATTCAGTTGGGCGTCTTGGATGTAGATGTTGCCGCTTGTATCCGTTAGGTCGTTATAAGCGATAGCGGGGTAAAAACGAACAGATGTAATACTTTCGTTGTAAGTTAAAGTGCATCTATACCAACCCGAACCCATTGAAGTTATAGTTGCATCAATAGCAGTACCTACTGTCGTTCCAGAATATGTACCCGTAGACAAATCAAAATAAGCGTCAACATTTGTCCCCGAAACGGTGGAGCGAATCCTAATAAAATCCAAAGTACCCGCTTTTGCGTAAACGCTGATAGTTTGAACGCCACTCAATGTTGGACTTTGGGTAATATACCCACCCGCATCGGTATTTTCCAAAAGCCACGCATCGCTTGAGCCATCGTAACCGCTCTGCCCTCCCGTAATAGTTGCGTTTGATAGCGACCAAGTGGTGTCATACGAATTACTCTGCAACAATAGGTTAACGGCGGCTTTCTGAATGTAGCCGTTAGCGGCCACCCTCGTGGCCTCAATGTCGCTACCGCGTGAGAATGTCAAATCGCCCGATCCATCGGTTGGTTTGATTGAATACGTTTTTCCGTCCTTTACGGCCGATGGAATAAAAACCACCGACGCGTCCTCAAAATAACTCATTTTTGTACGATTGTTTGTAGTGAAACATTTAGACAATTGAAGGATTCCAACGTTCCACCATCCGTTTCAACCCGTGTGCGAAATGCCGGTGAATACGCGTTGCCGCCGCGGCCATTTTTAAAGGCCATTATATAGGTCAATGCATTCATTTGTGAATTTGGTTTTGCATATTACGGGCAACGTTGCACAAATTTACAACATCAATTCGTTCGCGCGTAATATAGTGAAAAAAATTTATCATTTCGATTTTCGTTGTACGATGAACCATTGATTGTTGTGACACAATACCATAATTCCATCGTATGATCGGTTGAAATCAACGGATGATTCGCCGTCAATCGTTACACCCGTGTCACCGGAATCGGGGCGAAGGGTTACATAGGTATTCGCGCCAATGGTGCCATCGGATTTGAAACGAATCATCCGCCCCTCGCTACTGGATACCGCCGGCAAATTGATGAACGCCTGTCCGTTGCCGCCATCCCATTTATTGAACACGATGAAATCCGTGTTCTGCACATCATATTCCGAACCATCATTGTGTGTCACGTCCTCAATCGATGCCGTGTGCGAACCCTCGAAATCCGTGTCACCCACAATGGTTAGGGTCGACGACATTGTTGCCGCGCCCGTCGATTGGAATGTTCCGTTCACCTTGCCGCCCGTCGCCACCTGTTGGAACGGCCCCATCTTTTCATTCGTGACGTCCAACGTCATGCCGGCGACCTTGCCCGCATTCAATTCGTTTTTGCCGCCCGTCAACAATCCGCCGGCGTTACGTCCGCCGGCCGGGGTGCGGTCAACGGGAATTGGATCGGCCGTTGAAATATTCGTTCGCGTGCGCTGAATCGCAAACAACGTTCCGGACCATTCATCAATGTTTGCCGTGAACGTTCCATTCATTCGCAAATACGCAATGCCGTCGAACGTCAATCGTTGTTCAAACAATCCCGATGTCAACACCGCACTATCGTATCGTTGAATCGGTAGGGCGTGCAATGCCAATGTTTCCGACGTCAATAGTTTCAAAATAGGAATGCCGCCCGACGTTGAACCCTTCGCCCATTGTGACGCGGCAACCCATGATGACCCGTTCCATACGACCAAATCACCGGTTTGCGTTGCGCCGTCGGCAATGGCGATTTCACCAAGGTCAAGGGATAGATTTGACGACACCAATGCCGATGAATTGTTCGCGGAATAGACAACGCCCGATGCCGGTTCCTGTCCATCATCAACACGTGAAAACGCAACAACCGCATTCCATGATTCCGTTTGATGTGCGGCCAATGTATACGCCGCGCCCGACTGAACGTTGTATTTGTTGTACAATTCAATCACAACGCGCAATGAACCCGTCACGGGAATGTCGGGCGTTGTGATGGTTGTGATGTCATACAAAATCGCCGATCCGGCACCGACCGATTGTGCGGTGTTGTCGAAATAGTAATATCCGGCGGATGTTGACCACGCCGCGGTTCCGAATGTTTGTGCCGACAAATACCCGTTGAATGCGCGGTTGAAATAGTAATATGTTCCGGGATTCGATGAATCGGAAATGCGTATTTGCGCGCGGTACACGGCGGCCAATGCAAAAATGTCATTCGTGCCGCTACCCGTTGACGATGTGATTGTGTACGTGAATGGTCCGTACAATGCCAATTGAACATCCGAACCGCCGGAAATGAAACCGGCATCGAATGTTGTATTTGTTGCCGTGTATTTGAATGCCCCGAACCATGGGGAAAGGAATCGTTGCGCGTATGTCAACGACACCTTTTTCAATGCCGGGAGGAAATTCCAAACGTTTCCGGCCAATCGTGCGCCGAACAACGTTTGGTTCAACGGGATATCATCGGCGATGGTTAGGGTTGCCAGTTCAACGCCCGTCGTGTCGTATTGCACGGCGTAACGTGTCGCCGTTGCGCGGTTTCCGATTTGTTCGAAAACGAATCGTCCGTTCGATAGGAACAAACGCGAATTGTACAATGTCGCCAATTGACGCAACACCTCAAATGCCGACGTGCGGACGATGTTTCCATCATCATCGCGGGACGTAAACAACCCCGCATCAATCGCCGTCAAATACAACGTGTCGTCCGTTGTCGAATACGTTTGATTGTATTCCCACCAATCGACGGACGTTTCCAAAAACGGATCGGTTGACGTCCACAAATCGGTCAAACCGGTATCGGTCAACACGTTGATGATGACGTCCGTGACGCGCGTCAATCCGAAATCATTTTGCGTGATGTCGTTCGCGGAATCGTAATCGATACCATTCAACCGATTCAATCCGTCGGTCGCGGTGATTTCGTAGATATAGGGTTGCGATGCGTCCTCAATCGTTACGAGATCCTGCACAATCCACCCCGCCCAAAATAAACGATAAACAATGCCCGACGTCAATCCCAACAATTCGGTGACGTCCGCCGTCAAACATGACGGCGATTCAATCGTTCCGCCGTCCGCCAAAACGCGTGCGGTGAATTGTCCCGTCGCGACCTGTATCGGTGAATTATCAAAATATCTTTCACCCTGCAACAATTCAACAACCGCATCGCGAACGCATCCGGTTGCCTCAACCGAACCGCCATCCGCCAACACACGTGCGACGAAATCATCCACGCCGTCCTGCGTCGTTTCGCGGTACACGACAATCCGGAATCGGTTCTCTTGGTACCCCTTTAACGATGTGATGAACGTTTCAAATTGGCCGTCGTTTGAATAGGCACCAACGCACAATTTCGAACCGATAATCGGTGAAACAATGTCATCGGTTTCGCCCGTGTACTCTAACTGAAAACCACGTGAATCGACGTTGAATGTGTAGGTACCACCCAACCATTCGGAATCATGGATTTCAATTTTGTACGAATCGCCGTTGTCGGACGTGAATTCGGATTGGAATCGTATCGCCATTTTAATATCCGCGGTATCGTGAACGTTCGCGCGTTGCGCGCTCTTGTGACAATAGGATGTCGGAACCCTGTATGCGTCCCGTCACATTGATGTTTTGTGCGCCGCCGCCCATGAATCCGTCCAGTTTATCTAACGGAATCACCGCTTCCGGTCCTCGGCCCTCACCAATCAATGCCAACGTTGGTCCCGTGACAATACCGCCCTCGGCCATCGCTGGAATATTTGATTCCGACGCCGCTTGCAATTTTGCCTTAACTCCCGCACCAATTGCCAACAATGCGGCACCGGCGGCCAATGCAACGTATGGGTCCAATTTTATTGTGGCCAATTTCAATGCCAACAATCCCGCACCATATTGAACCAATATTTGGCCCAACGTTGACAACAAACCGGCGAATGAACCCATCACGAATGAACCCAAATCCGCCATCGTCGCTTGACCGACCGCCATTGCACCAATCATTTCGGACATACCAATGATGGTATCGACGGCCATTTGATTTATTGCATCCGAAATTGCCGATGTCATTTGAATTGCCGCCATTTGCATTTTTGCAAATCCCTTTGGCAATGACTTAAACACCGGTGCATCCTCGAAATCGATATCCGTGAATTCCTCAAGGCCCATTGATACGGCATCAAGCGGTTGAAGTGTATTCTCAAGGTCTTGACGAATAATCCCCTCCCTGTATTGTGATTGAAGGCCGGCAAGGCGTTCAAGTTCCGCGTTTAAATCAACATAGGATTTTTTTACCTTCGGATCAACCGGCGGGATTGGTGAAATTATTGGATCGGGTTTTTCATCAATTTCATCCAATACGTCCGAAAGCCCGCCAAGTTCTGCGGTTGTTTCTTTCGCCTCATCGCCGGCCAAACCTAAATCATCCTTGATTTCGCTAATTACTTGGCTTACACTTTTTAGGGCCGGAACGCTTTCATATTTAAACTCTTTGAAGGTGTTGATTTTAACACTTTCGAAACCAAGGGCATCGGCAACGGCATTGAATGTTTTAATCAATGGGTTCAATACCTTGATGCCCATATTCGCCATGTATTTCAGCGAATTAATCGTCACGGCCTTAACGGTGTCGAAATTGTATGCTAAATAGGCAAGGATTCCAACAAGTGCGGCAACCGCCAAAATGATTAGTGTGATTGGGGATAGTGCCACATTCAAAACGGTACCGAATGCCGCCGTTGCGCCAGTTGTAAGCCATGTTGCGGTTCGTATCGCAACCAATGCCGTTTGAAATGTTCCCAATATCCAAACGACCGGACCAATTGCGGCGGCAAGTCCCATGATGACCAAGGCGGTTGTTTGAACCCCTTGGGGTAATTCAGTAAATGCAATAAAAACTGAACTCAAAACATCCAACAACGGCCGAAGGGCCTTTGCTATGGTTTCACCCGCTGATATTTTCAAACCCTCCCACGCCGATTCAAATTCCTTCATTGATCCATACGCCGTGTCGTTCATCGTGTCGGCCATTGACTGCGCCGAGCCGTCTGCCTCCTTTAACGCTTGGGTGAATGGATCAATTTTATCAACACCATTTGCAAGAACCAACAATGCGGATTGCGCCGAACGCCCAACCTCATCTTTGGCGTCGGCCAAACCAATGCCTTGGTCGGCCAAAATTTTAAGTTTTTCCGCAACGGGTTCGGAACCCGCACCCAATTCGGAAATTATACGACGCAACGATGTTCCCGCCTGCGAACCCTTGATACCCGCATCGGCCAAAATACCAAGCATTGCCGTTGTTTCCTCAATGGACATTCCCGCCGAATTAGCAACGGGGGCGACGTATTTCATTGAATCGGCGAACTTTTCCATGTCCAATGCGGACGATGAAAATGATTTGGCCATCACGTCGGTCAAATGCCCCGTTTGGGAAACATCCATTTGAAATCCCCGCAATGTATTACCTACAACCTCGGCAGAGCGACCAAGTTCCGAATCCGTTGCCTGTGCAAGTGCAAGCGTTGATGCGGTTACGCCATCAATTTGCGGTGCCGTGAAACCCAGTTTTGCAAATTCCGTTTGTAGATTCGCAACCTCGGCCGCCGTAAATATGGTGGTACGCCCTAATTCAAGGGCGTTTTGTTTGAGCATATCAAATTCGTCGCCAGTCGCGCCCGATACGGCGCGAACCTTTGACATCTCAAGTTCAAAATCCTTGAATGCATCCGTTGATACTGCACCAAAGGCAACAATTGGTGCCGTCAATCTCAATGACAAAGTACCACCCAATTTCTGCATCGCGCGGCCGGATTGTTGCATCGCGCGCTCCGCCTTATTTAGTCCGCCAATCAATGGCGCGACATTCGCGAAAAACCGCAGATTTATGGACGAAAGATTCATTTGCCGCCGAATTTTTTATTTATCGCATCTAAAACCTCACCACGTGACCACACGCGTTTCGGTCCTTGTTTTTTAATTTCCCACGGGAACGTAATCAAATCTTTCGGTTTGACACGCCGTTTTGTATGTGGCGCGATCGTCACCGATGCAATCCAGCGGGCGCGTTCCCAGTCGCCGCGGTATTGCATTTCAAGTTTCTTTGAATATTCCTCCGACATGTTGTAGAATTCACGCGGTAGCATATCATAAAACTCGGACGGCCTCAATCCTAATTGACCAAATGCATACGCCTCAAGGTTGTCCCATGTGGGTTCCTCTACTGCTTTGCCGCCTTTGCTTTGGTCATTGGCTTTTTTTCATTGCTTGAAAATTGATGATTAAATGCCGTGAATGCCTTTTCCAAAATCGAATTGTCGTCGTCCAAAAAATCGGCAACATCGTCGACCGATAAACCGAACGGCATTTTTTCCTTTCGTGCGCCATCCTTGAAACCACACCATACCAATTTGATGGCATGATCCAATGTGATGTTTTCTTGCATGTTTGGCAATTCATTCAATGTTATACCCGTGATTGCGGTGAATTCGCGCAATGCATTGAATCCGAACCGCACGGGGTAACGTTTGCTATTAATCTCAATAAATTCAATCATGATTGTGATTTTTTAATAAAGGGGGACGACACGTTGCCGCCCCCCTGCTAATTTACGGATTAGTTTGTCGCCTCGGACAATGCGCCGGTGCCTTCAAACGAAAAGGACATTGTAACATTGTCCTCCATTCCGGCCTCTTGATCCAATGATGTCAAATATCCCTGTCCGGAATAATATTTCTCATCGGTACTGCTGGAACCGAATTTCACGTACAATTTGGTGCGTCCGGTAAGATATCCCCACAAATCGGAATATCCGTCGGCACTTGCGATGTTGTAGGTCACCAAACCATCGCCCGAAAGGGACCATGATTTTTGTCCTTCCAACAATTCGCGCCACCCTGCGGAATCCTTGTTCGATGTGTCGCGCGTTTCCATTGAAACGGAAAGCGATGCACTCGTGCAACGTCCGACCTCGGAATATGTCACGCCGTCCGTGCTGAATTGAATCAGCACATCCGTTGCGTTCATGATGCTTGTTGATGCGGCCATGATTATTGTTGATTTTTAGATTCGGATTTGATTTGAAGAAACCCCTGTTCCTTCAATTGTTTGGCAATGTGTTCGGGAACCATTACGCGTGATCCTGCCCGAACAACGCGGTTGTTCATGATTTCCCAATCCTTTGCCAGTTTGACCTCTTTCATTTTTTTATGATTTAATTACTCGAAACGTCAAATCGATTTGCGACCCAAAGGTACGTTCGTCCTCGGAAAACAAATCGCGTTCGCCGTCATATTTGCACGATTGAACAACCACCCCACGGATGGTTTCATTCATGCGGACGAACGCGGTTCGGATGTATTCAATTCCGTTTTGAACATCGGCATATTTGGACGAAACAACCGTGATTCGTACCAATACCTCGTCAATGTGTGAATCGCTATCCTTTGACATTGCGGTCGCGACATTCACGACCTCGTAAATGGCAAACGGGTTTGTTTGCCGTTGCGCCCCAATAACGGGGAACACCCTTCCACCGAACAACGAATTTAAATTCGTGTCCGTGTCAAATTTGTATTTTATAATCTTACCAATCATCACCCTTTTGGTAAAAATTTACCCACATGACGTTTTAATAAACCAAAAAACATTGCAATCACCTTTGGTGATGCGGATGCCTTGGCCCTATCTGCAAAACCCTTATTTGAACCATTATAGGTTCCATCCTTTAGGTATCCGTAATTGATAAAATGCGCGAACCATCCGCCCTTGTCCGGGTCCCGAAATGAACCCTTGACACGCGGACCAACCCAAAACGATGAAAACAATTTGCCGTTTCCACTTTTCGATCGTCCTATGCCAATAGATTTGCGAAGTGTTCCCTTTGGGATTTCGGCATAAATACCGCCATTTCTATAAACCGTGAATTGTTTGTCTGCGTCTTTAATTTCTGCACGCATTTCCTTCACCGCAATCCCCAATGCCTTGCGTTGCATTTGAGAAATGAATCGTGTACCCATGCCGACTTTTATTCGCTCAAGTTCACGCACCACTTTTTGAATATCACCGTTCAAATCGTTTGTATTTATTCCAATACCTTCCCCCTTGCTTGCCATATCAATCGGTGATTTCGGTGGTGATTCGCATGAATGCCTTGCGGGCATCCTCGTTGATGATTGATTGGATTTTGTACGTGTTGCCACGATACACAATCCGCATTTGTTCGTTCAAATTGGATTTGTAACGAATGATGAAATCGACGCGTTTTGTTGCGACGATTTGATTTCCCTTTTCGGCCTCGTTGCCCGACTTTTCCTCGACCTTGGCCCAAACATTCGACAACGTTGAAAAATCAACATTGTTTTGGCCGAAAAAATCATCGGACACACCGCCCAATGTTTGAACATCGGTGACGACGCACGTCGTCGTTTCCGTTTCGCCGAAATCGTTTGTGACGCGCGTTGCGTATTCATCAACGAATTCGGTCGCGTTTATTTCCGCCGCCGAAAACGTTTGAATCGTGATGCGCTGATCAAGGTCCCCCGGATTCATTAGAACGTAAACACGCGAAACGGGTTCCACAAATACTCCGATGCCGTCGGCAAACGCTTGACCGAATCGATTCGGTTTTCGTACATGTCGGCAATGACCAACAACATGCCCTGCCGCAATGGTGCCGGAACATCCGATGCGGATGAATAGCCGACAACATATTCGACAATGACCGCGTTCGTCGTGTCCTTTGTACTGAACCAACCATCCTCCGAAATGATTCGTGATGGTTGTGAAATCAAATCCGTCCGATATTTGGACGAATTTATTGTGATTTCATCACCCGCATCGTCGATGTATTTGACCGACGAAACCGATTGCACGGGACCGCGGGACAAATAAATGATGTCCTTATCCGCGGGCGTGTAATCCGGAAACATATCATAGAATTCCTCGATTGTCGTCGTCATCAAAATTTGGCGCGTGTATTGTTCGCACAATTCACGGGCCGCGGAAATCATGATGGCCAACGTTGTATCGTCATCGGAATGATCGACACGAAGGAATTCCTTCACATCGGTCAATGACAATGGTTCCGAAACCGCCGGGGTGATGATTGAAATGCTCATCGCTTTTCGCCCTTGTTTTTAGTGGCACGCTCGGCACGTTTCACGGCCGGTTTTGCAACCGGTACCGCGTACCCCGCCGCGATATAATCCTCTGCAACATCATTGGCGAGGGTTACGCGTTCCCCAACGGAGAACGCGAACCCTTTGCCAACGATTTGTTGAATGAATTCAACCTCCATCATCTATGGATTAGGCCATGGTGATGTAACGGAATGCGGAATCATCGATTGATCCGGCGTCCTTTCTTGAATAGGCGATAAATCCGAGCAAAAGCGAATCGGCGTAACGCTCATTCAAACGCAACATTTGAACACCACCTGCATTGCGAACGACGTATTTGTCGAAGTCACCAACAACGATTGGTTTCGCGGTTGTAGCGATATCGGCCATGTCATTGTTCACGTATGCGGGAACACCAAACACGCGGTCGGGTTCGCCGGCGGCCATTGAAGGGATGAACACGGGGAAATCGTTAGATGAACCAACACCCAGTTTGCGGATGGCGGACATCGTGTTGTCGTTAGCCATCAAAGCAAATTTGGGGCTATTGCGGTACGACTTGTCCACGCTATGGATCAATTCGAGGATTTCGGCGGCCGTGATTGCTGATGCGCTCGCGGCGGTCAATGCGCTGGATGCGGCGGTGATGACACCCGTTGGTTGGCTTGAGCCGGTACCGGTGGTGAAATGTGCGTTGGTTCCGCGTGCGATACGCTGGCCCAATGTGTCAACCAAGAATGAATCGAGATTGAACGCGCTATCCTGCATCAATTGGTACGAAACCTTGACAACCTTTGAAGAATAGGTGTAGGCACCCAAGTTCAAGGCGGCGAAGGTCATGTCGGAAACAGTTTCGGCGGAACCCTCGGAAAGGATAGCCGCAACGACTGATGTGTCATTGACCTTTGGATAAGGCAATGTTGCGCCGCTTGTGGTGTTCAACACCTGTGCAAGACGCTCAACCTCACCGGTGAATTTCGTTGCAACCGCCAAAGCGTTGCTGAAATCTTCGGGGATAAGGAAACCGCCATCGGCGTCGGGGGTAGTCAATTGGGGATCGGTTCCGCGAACCTCCATCATTGCTTGACGCTCCTCCGCGTTCAAACCGGCCATACCACGGCGAAGGTACTTGCTGAATGCCTCACCCTTGGTAACGGCTTGACGCTCGGCAACCTCTGCGCGCTCCTCTTTTTTGGCGGCAAATTCGCGCTTCAATTCCTCGGCACGCTCAATGCGCTCGATTTCGGATTTGATACCACGAACATCGGTTTCGATGTTGTCGAATTTTTGATTTTCTTCGGCGTTCATTGAACGGCCTTCGGCTTGTGCGCTGGCAACGATTTGGTTCAATTCGTTTACCAATGCGGCGCGCTTTTCGCGCAATTGGATTGAATTCATGATTCAGTTTTCAAGTTTAGTTATTCTCAAAATAAAATCACGAAGGTTTGGCCGTTCAACCTCACCATCGTGTTGTTCACGCTGGGCAAGCCCGGACGATGCGGCGGGATAGGCGGGCAGGACTACCGGCGACACATCAATCAATCGTGAAACTTTTTCAATAATTCGAACGTTCTTCCCGTTGCGCTTTTCCCAACGATCACGTCCGACTAAAAATGCGAATGACGATTGGTTGACATCGCCACGGCGCATCAATTCAATCAAATCATTTGCGTATGTTGTATTGGGCATTTTGACCTCATAACCCAAACCCGTTGCGTCGGCCCAAACGCGTAACGTTCCCGATGAAACGCGGCCCAACAAAAACGAATCGGAATGATTGTAAAATGCGCGAACGTCGTCGTTCAACACATCGTCAAATGCACCCGGTTTGATTATTTCAATAAACCCGCCCAAATCCTCGGAATATGAATCGAACACGGCGGCATATCCACGGACGATTTCGCCGTCATATTCGGCGCGAAATTCCGCCGAACGTCGTTCCATGACCGGCACGTTGTTTCGAACCTCTGCGTCGAATTTTTCCAACGTTGCAAACAGGTGAACCACGTTCAACATCGGTTGACGTTCCGTGTACGCTCCCTGCTCCGCGTCGTATTCATACACACGAATCAATGCGGCGGGGTTGTCGGCCGTACCCGTTACAACAAACCCCGAATCCGATGACAATTCGCCATCGTTGTTTGTTTCAATGATGCGCCCGAATGCGAACCCGTTGCCGGATTTCCAGCGAACGAAATCGCCGACGGACAATTCATCGGGTGCCGCCTTTTCCTCAACCATTGGTTCGGCATTTTCCTCAACCATTGGTTCGACGGATTCCTCCAATGCCGGTTCAAACAAAATCGGATCGTGTCCGTTTTCGTCCAACCACATTTGCGCATCCTCAACCGAATATTTTTCCGAATCAAATCGGATTGCCTGCAATTCGCTCACGCCATCCTTGATTCCGTAAATGGCATGAATGCCCTCGCCGAATGCGTCGTTCTCACGACGGAATTCGTCAAACATTTCCGGGTCAATCAAACGTGCGGCGTGTTCGCCCGGATATGGGCGTTCCTCCGTGTCGTTCATCTTTTCAATTGTTTGTTCGGCCCAATCACGCATTTCGTCGCCACCCCACGCGGCGTACATGATGGAACCGCAAATTTGGTTTCCGTCACCATCGACGAAATCCCCTTGGTCGTAAACCTTCGCCCGCGACAAAAACGAAAACGTGCGTTTCACGATTTCGTCCGAAATATCGGCGCGTGATGACAATTGACGTGCGCGAAACCAACCGACGGATGTTCCACAATCCGAACCATTGGATTCCTTAAAATCCAACGCCCGTTGTGCGTTGTCCGACGCCGCCTTTGGATAATCATTCCACGACATTGGCATCCGGATTGTCGATTGACGCATCAATCATGTTCAATGGTTGCAAATAAACGTCACCGCCGTCGATGTCGTTCAACGATTCCATTTTGCGGATATCGTTCACGGACAACCAACCCCATTGGCGACCGACGGAATACGCGTCGTATCGTGATTTGATATCACCGCGCAATAATCCCTCCAAATTGAATTGAATGTAGTATTCGTCATTCTCATCCAACCGGAACAATTTGTTGTTGAATTCCTCCTCAATCCGAACCGCCCATGGACGAATCGTATTGCGGACAAATTGAATTCCCTGTTCTTCGATATTCGCACGCGTCGATGATGCCGACAAATCGCCCAGCATGTGCGGGGGAATGAGGAAAAACCGCGCGACCTCCTCCGTTTGGAATTTGCGCGTTTGTAGGAATTGCGCTTGATCGGGCGGGATGGTCATTTTTTCAAATTTCATCCCCTCCTCCAAAATCGCGGTCTTGTGTGCATTGCCCAAACCGGCGTTTGCCGTTTGCCATGAATGTTTCAAACGTTTGTAGGCATCATCCGTCAAACGTCCGGGGTGAACTAACATACCACCGACGTTTGCGCCGTTGCCAAAGAATTCCGCGCCGAACTGATTTGCGGCCAAACCAATGCCGAATGTTTCTTTTGCCGCGGCCAATGGTGATTTTCCACGGATGCCGTCAAATGACAATCCACAAACGTGAATCATTTCGAAATCCGTGTACACAACCTTTTTGTCGACATGGTAGAATTTTTCCCCCTCGACGACCTTGATTTGTACGCGGTCCGGATGAACCGGGACCAATTTGGTGGGGCGTGCGGATGCGTCGCGTTCAATCGCGGCGAATGCGTTGCCATGCAAACACAAATGCTCCATCAACGTTTCACGGAACACCAACGACGTCATCATCCCGTTCGGATGCT